AGTGGAAGAATGAAGTGTTCTTCAGGTCTTAACTTTAATAATCAACATCATTGGGATTCTATTATGAAGTATTGGAAGGGTTTAGGCTACACTATTGTATGGAATATAGGAGGGGGCTACAATCCTTCTCGATACCCAAGCGGTTTAAGTTGGTGAACACATGAGCAAATACGAAGAACAAGTAATTAAAAAGATTCGTGAAAGAGCCGAAGTGGGTAAGAATAAATACGGCGTGACAATGGAACGCACTGATTTAAACACACTTGAATGGCTTATTCATTTACAGGAAGAACTAATGGATGCGGCTGTATATATTGAAAGGCTAATGAGAGACTTTGAGAGATTGAAGTTAGCCACTAAATACGGCGAAGAGTTCGCAGACTTAATGGAGGACTTGTAATGTTAATTTATGTCAATGGTTATATTGATACCGAAGAGGGTTGGACAGACCCTCAATATCTGCGAGAGCATTTAGAATATCTGTTCATGGAATACCTTCAAAGTGAAGGAATAAGTTTTAAGATTGAAGAATGGAAAGTGATTGAAAATGATAATAGACACAATGGGGAGTAATATATATCTACGATGGAGAGAAGACGGAGAAAGAAAAGAAGAAACAGTAAAGGACTACAAACCTTATTTCTTTATATCTGCCGCCTCTCATTGGTATAAATCTCAAATGGTTGTTAATAACTATGGAAAGAAAAGAGCAATACCCGTTGAAAATGAAATGGGTAATTGGACAAGTCTTCACGGTAAAAGTTTAAAGAAAATAATTTACAATAACCCTAAAGACCGATGGACTCTTATGAATCAATTTCATAAAGAAGGGATTGCTACCTATCAAGCAGATGTTGATATTAAGCGTCTTTATGCAGTTGACCGAATGACTGAGATTAAAGAATACGAACACCGTAAGTGGTATTTTGATATTGAATCTCAAGTAGGTGGGGTGCATGATGGTAAAACAACAGTGCTAAGTATCTACGATTCATTTACTAAAAAGAACACAGTAATGACTTGGTTTCCTAAAGAGGCTCATTTAGAGTTAACAAACGAACAGTTTTCCAGTCTTGATTATGTGCAGGTTTATCAAAGTGAAACAGAAATGTTTTACGCATTTATCGAAATGATGGAAGAGCAAGACCCTGATATGATTATCGGCTGGTATATTCTCGGCTACGATATTCCTCAAATTATTAAGCGTATGTGTAAATTAGGTATTGACCCTAATCGCATGTCTCCTTGTAATGAGATTAAAGATGTTCGTAGAAAGTTCAGTAATGGAGAAACTACGGGCTGGCAATTAGGAAAAGGCACAGGAGATGAAAAATACTTTAATAGCGCACAGCCTATTCGTGGCAGATTAACTTTCTGTCTAATGGATAGATTTGAACGCCTTTGGACTGATTCTCAAAACGGCACACTACCTTCACTAAAGTTAGATGATTGTGCAAACCTTGTTCTTGGTGAACGAAAGGTTTCAAGTTCAAAGTTTGAGGACTTAGAGTTCTATGAACGGGCATGGTTAGAAGACACTAAGACTTACCTTGAATATGCTAAGGTAGATGTAGATTTGTGTGTGAACATTGATAACAAATTGAATGTAAGTGAAAACAGTCTTGCCCTACAAAGACTTATCGTATGTCCTTTCGAGAATACATATCATAATTCTCAAATGGGTGGAGTATATTTTATGCGTAAATCCGGGTGGATTCCCCCAACAGGTGTTAAAACTGAGAAGGAAAGATACGATGGTGCTTTCGTTATGAATCCTGATATTGAGGGAACTTATGGCATACATGAAAATGTTGCTGTATTTGATTTCAAATCCCTATACCCATCAATGATGGCCGCAGTAAATATCTCTTGGGAAACTAAGCGTGGGCATGGTTATCCGGTGTGGGTAAATACACCTAAGCATTTAGGAGACTTTGAAGAGAAGCCTACTTATTACTACGAAAAAGATACACTTGGGCTTTTACCTCAAGCAGTTATTGACATGATGGCTTTGCGGGATGAATACAAAAATTTGCGTAAAGAGGCTAAAACAGACGAAGATTATATTAAGTGGGATTCAGCACAAATGGCTACGAAGAGGGCGGTAAATGCTTTCTACGGTATTCTCGCAAAAGAAGGTTTTGGTTGGGCAGATATGGAAATGGTTCAATCAATTACGGCTTCTGCTCGTCATGCTATGCGAGAAACTGCTTTTAAAGCACAAGAATTGGGCTACGAGGTTATTTATGGACACACTGATTCTGTTTTCGTGAAGGTTCGTGATGTAGAAGATGCAAAACAACTAAGAGTTTTGTTAAATGATTATATTTCAAAAGAAATCTTCCGAGAACCGGTAGAATTAGAGTTTGAAAAGTTTGCCAGTAAGTTTTTCCTTTCTAAGAAGAAAAATCGCTACTGCGGTTATCTTTCTTGGAAGGATGGAGAGTATTTAGACGAAGATAAGTTCTTTGTAATGGGCTTTGAAATGAAAAAGTCAAATGAAACTAAAATAGCAAAGAAATTTCAAGAAAATTTACTAAAAATGGTTGCATCTTTTGATAACAAAAAGTCTATCATTGATTATTGTAATAAAGAGTATGCAAAGGTCATAAAAGGTGAACCAAAATTGTCTGAAATTAGTAAAAGAAGTAGACTTAGAAGAAATATCGAAGACTACGATATGATTGCAGGAGGTTCGGCAGGAATTATTTACCATAATCAACAAGGGTTTGGTAAAATTAAGAAGGGTGATGCGTATTATTACTTTAAAGTAAATAATGCAGACTTGGATGAGAAGTGCTACATCGTAAATGGTGTATCTAAATCGTGTGAATATATTTCGTTCTTAAAATTTAAGGACATTGAGGGAAAATTTACACCTGATTGGGAGTTCATCGCCAACGGAGAAATTATTAAGAAGGCTTTGTTAATATTTGATAGCATGGAGTGGCCTATAAAACTCATCAAAAAAGATATAAACCAAAAAACCTTAGAGGAATGGTGGTAACATGGGAAAAAAAGAAGGAACATATTATAAAACATTGAGAGCATTACAGGCTCGTAAAAGAAAGAAGCAAGATGAAATAGAAGTGATTGAACAGGAATTTTTGAAAGTTGTCAAAGAAGAGAGACAATTTTGGAAAAAGCAGGGATTTTGTAGTATTTGTTTTGCTGAAGGAAAAACAGAGTGGCATCACATTATTTCACAACATAGATGTAGAGAAATTGGACAAGAATACCTTATCCATTCTCGTAGTAATGTTGTGGAAGTTTGTAGAGAATGCCATGATAATACAACAGCCAGTTTGCGTAGGGCCGCTTTTGAAGAAAAGGGTATTACTCAAACAAAGACTGTTAAGAACCATAATGGTCCAGTGACCGACGCCCAAAGAAATTACATAATTAAATTAGGTGGAGAAGAATCTATTCGAGAGAATATGACAAGAGGTGAAGCATCGGCCTTAATTGATGCACTTAAGGAAGTAGAAAGAAATGGATGAATACGCTACAGAATGGACTAAGAAAGACCTTGACAATGGATTTACATATCAATGGAATCCCGATGATATTGATGGCCCAACATTGAAGATTACAAAGTCTTCTTTGGGAACATTTAACTTTTGTAATGGGTCATACAAATATAGTTACGACCCATTCGCTCAAGGTAAAAAACAGCAGAAAACTTCAGAGGCCATGTTTAGAGGAACAATAGTTCACAATGCTCAAGAAGACTTCTGGAAAATGGTTGACACTGAAAAGGCTATGCCTTACATTGATGATTCTAACAAACTGGTTAAACACTTTAGGGATTACTACCCCGAAGGTAAAGATGAAGACACTAGAGATTTATACAGGGCTTTGTCAGCATGGCAAGCACAAAGATTTATTGAGTGTGTTCACGAAGGAACAGTAGAACACTTTGTTCCCATTGGTAATGAAATATTACTTAATGCTCGTTTTAGAATTAACGGTATTAATATTCATTTGCAGGGGATTATTGATAGAATGTTTTTTGATGATAATGGTTACATTCCATTTGAATTAAAAACAGGTGCGTGGAAAGATAGTAAGAAAACAAACATGAGAAAAGAAATGGCTTTCTATCAATTACTTTATGAAAATGCAGATGAAGAAGAACTTATTAGTTTAGGATTAAATCCCGCTGTGGGAATTACACACTGGGGTTGGATTTTTCCTAAGAGCAATTACATATATGTTGAAGAGACTAAGAAGCGTTCTACTACTTCGGTGATAAACTCTATACAAAAACTAATAGACGCATACATGAATAAGCAGTTTGACTTTTCATACTTCCATAAGAAGTGTGTCCACTGTGGACACTTCGACCACTGCGAAGCAACAGGAGGGGGAACAAATTATGATTGGTTCTAAAATTGTCAAAGAGATTACAGAATACAAGTGGACATTCAAAGAGTTAATGAAAATGGATGATGTTATCAAACATATTATATCTACTATGGAAGAACCTTCTTGGGAAGAGATGCTTGATTTCTTAGGGCAAGAACAAAAAGATTTAGTAAAAAGTTGGTGGACTGAAAAGGCTACCTTTTATGCTAAGTCGCAAATGCTTGAACTTATTGATGAAGCACCTGTAATGCTTTCGCAAGTTCCTCAAGTTCCTCCTACAATAGAAGAACAAAAGGATAAGATTACTCTTACAAAGGAAGAGTTGAAAAAGCAGATTAAAAAAGATACGAAGGTGTTGTAAATGAAAAAGAAATGCAAATACTGTAAGGCTGAACTTACAGACAAAGATAAAGAACTTTGCTCGATATGCGAAGCAAGGGACTTTTTAGATATGATAGATTAGGTGATGAGATGAATTATCCGAGAGAAATGTGGGCAGGTAGCCCATTAGAAAACGCAATACAACCGAGAAGAATTGTAGTGCAAAACAAAGAAAAATACAAGCAATTCGTTAAGGCGCATAATGGTCGCATGAATGTTTATACTTCTGTTTATGATTACGAAGAGTTCTCTAAAGACCGAGGACTTGAACATACGGTAATTATCGACAGGTTGTTTTTAGACATTGATGCACACGGTAATGAATCTTTAGACGAAGCATGGGAAGATATGAAAAGACTACATAAGTGGCTTACAGAAAACAACTACAAACATAACATGGCTTTTAGTGGTCGAGGGTTTTATATATTCGTTTATGGTAAAAGAACCTTTGACCTAAGAAGAGTAAAGGCTTTCTTTAACATATGTCACGATGTATGTGGAAAGTCACCCCGTTTAGACAACCGAGTTATTAATACTGCTCGTTTGAGAAGAACACAAAACACCTTTCATTTAGGTGCTAAATTGTTTTCTATAAATTTAATCCGTAGCGATTTAAAAAAGCCGTTATCACATATTACAGACTTAGCAAGAAAGCCCCGAAAGCAACCTCCTATTTGGTATGGTGAAGGTTTGGTAGAATGGCCTCAAGTTAAAAAGATGGAAGCGGCAGAAATTGAAATAGATTATGTTGAGAGTCCGGGTGATTTACCTATTCTCCCTTGTCTCAATGCGGCAGTAATGACTCATAATCCATTACATGAATCTCGACATTACTTGGTTCAATGGTATAATGAGTTCTTATCCGACTTAGCAGTTGTTGAGAAGGGTTTAGACTGTTCACCGAGAGAAGTAGGTGGAGATGCTCTTGTAGATATTATAGGTATTATATCAGGAGAAATTAAAAAGATAGCATCGGATGAAGATGTATGGATTGACTACGATGAAAGAATTACAAGACAGGCTGTTTCCTATGTGGTAAATAAGCGTTATATGGCCCCGTCTTGTCAAACTTTAATCAGTAAGGGGTATTGCATAGGAAAGTGCTGGAGATACCCACAGGGGGCCTTAGAATGATGATAGACAGTAGAGAAGATTCGGTGTTAAGTGAGTTGGTAATACAATATGCCATGCTATCTAATATCGAGGCAAAAAAAGTATTCTTAGAAGTAGGAGATTACATTATAGGCGATGTGTGTATTGAGGCAAAAAGCGTTGAAGACTTTTTACAATCAGTGCGTAATAAAAGAATGTTTAATCAAATTAGCAACATGGAAGATTCTTATGGAAGAAATTATATTATCATTTATGGTAATCTATCGGATGCTGGTTCATATCTCAACCATGTAAAAAACTCTTATAACAATAGAGGGTGGAGACTTAAACTGCAAAAAATGTTTATAGGGGCATTATCTAGTATAGCATTGAATACTAAAACAACACCTATTTGGGTAGCAGATGTAGAATCGGCGGCACATTTCATAGTCGCTTGTGAACATCACTGTGATAAAGAAATTGATTTACATAAGATGTTACCTAAGAAAACAAGAACAGACGATGTGCGCTTAGATTTACTTTGCACCATTCAAGGAGTTACAATTGAAAAGGCTCGTATTCTCTTATCGGAGTTCGGGTCATTATTAGAAATCGCTACATGCGAAGTTAAGGAAATTATGAAAGTAAAAGGTATTGGTAAAGTGACGGCCACCAATATATCAAATGCGTTAAATGAAGAACAAGAGGTGAAATACTAATGGCAGAAGATTTAGAAGTAGATGAATGGGAATTATATGAAGCATTGGAAAAGATGCAGAATATAGATATAGAAATAGAAAGGCGTGGTTCTGTAACTATGCCTGAAGTTGTAGTAAGATGGACAGAAGTTGTAACTCAGTTTTCATTGTATAATGATTATCCGGCTACAATGGCTTTCTTTACAACTCTCGGTCAGGTCTTGAAAGACAAGTTACGAGTTCCCGTAGGTCGTCTTTCTCTTGACCCAAGAATACATTACTGTTGGATTCAAACAGCCCGTAGTGGAAAGACTACAATGTTTGATTTCTTGTCACCTGTTTGGGCTAAAACATTTGAGTTAATAAATGAACACCCGATGAGGGGAGAAAATCCAAGAGGACCACTAACTGGTGTTAATGAATTTACCCTTCAAAATCCCGACGCATTTACAGACCAAGCATTATTAGGCACTATTAAAATGGGTCAACCTAATCCTGATTGGGTTAGAGGTGAAGAAAACTTAGACATTGATGGAAACCCAATGCCTGAAGAAATTGATATTAATATCAACGGGGCGTTGTTTGGTTCCGGTATTATTGCCTTTGATGAGTTTGAACATTCGGGTATCTTCAAGGAAACACAGCACAAGCAAGATACTGTAATGATGTTTCAAAAGTTTATGAATCGTTTAGATTCCGATACCCACTTAATTAAAAAGCGTTTAACTGAATGGGGTAAGGATTTAGTTGTAGATTGCCAACGCAGTTTATGGGCTACAACATTACCTCCACAGGGTTTAGAAAAGGTTATTCTTACTAAGGGTGTCTTTCAGCGTATGTGGTTATATGTAAGAGAAGTTCCCGAATCATTAAAAATGCAAATGGAAGAAGAATATTTAGATATGGTTGGTAATATCATTGAAGATGAAAACGGTTCGGATGCCTTTACAGTAGAGTTTTCGGAAATGCTTTACGATATTTATTCTTGGGCAGACGCAAGATATAAAGAAACGGGGGACAAAAGATTGATTACAACCTTTACTCCCGATGCACAGAAAAGACTTAAGACCGTTTGGCGTGGTATGAGAAAATACATGGATGGTTTCCCCGACCACATTTATGCGGCTTTAAATACATTCTTAATGAATACGATTAATAATATGTGTAATGCGGCGGCTCTTTGTGCTTGTGCAGAAAAGAGTACAAAAATTACAGCAAGACATATCGACCAAGCAAGAATACTTACAGACCAAAGTTTTGATTCTATTACTACTTGGTTCAGTGATAAGTTGAAAAAGAGTCCTAAGAGAATGGCTGAAAAAGGTAGAGAATTGGTAATTGCTAAGGTTTATCAGTCTGCTACTAAAAAGGATGGTTGGGTATCAAAAACAGAATTAGTTAATAACTACATGAAAATGACTAAGAAAAGTCGCCCAACCTTTTATAGGGAATGGAACAATGTAGAACATTTGTTCGAGAATAAAAAGATGAACAACCGAGTGTATATTAGGAGGAAGGAATAATGTATATGAAAAATAGAATATTGCGCTTTAGACAAGTGCTTGATGAAGAAGAAGTTTCAAGGGAAGATTTAATTGATTTATTCGTTAATTACATTGACGATGAAATGTTATTGAAAGTCATAGAAATGATGGACATGAATTATCCCATTGATTTAATTAAAAATATGGAAGTGAAAAAAAATGAATAATGTATTGTCGTTTGATATAGAAACAGGAAATACCGCCGCAGATATTGGCGGTTGGCAGAATACCCATATGTGGAAAGTTACTTGTGTAACTACCACGGATGGAGAGAATAACACGGTTTATATTGATAAAGCCGTTGAAGTTGAAGGTGCAGTTGTTAAAGAATTGAAACAACTTAAATATGACTTAGACGACCACTTTCAAAAAGGTGGTAAGTTGTTAGGGCATAATATTGTTGCCTTTGATTTACCAGCGTTGCGAGATTCAATGGACATTTATATTGTTCGTAAGTATCTCGAAGATAAAGAAACCCGTTGCATTGACACATCAAGAATGATGACAAAGGCGGCAGGTAAGCGAATACAGTTAGATAATCTTGCTAAGTGCAATTTAGATTCTAAAAAATCAGGAGATGGTCTTGCGGCTGTTCGATGGTGGAGTGAAGGTAAGTATGAAGATGTGGCAAAGTATTGCCTAAAGGATTCTCAACTTACCTTAGATGTGTGGAAAATGGGTGTGGAAAATGGTAATCTAAGTTTCTTCGATGAAGACTTAGGAGAGTTGGTTAAGATTGATTTGGATTGGTAATTGAGTTTCAAACTAAAAAAATGTTCTGTTTGTTTCTGGGGGTCATATACCCTATAAAGAATAATAACAGTTAGATATATACTTTTTTTGGCCTCGGCCCCGATAGGGGGTCGGGGCTTTTTTTTATGCAAATTTTTCGATTTGATTTTTTAGCCTAAAGTTATTCCTCTTCTAAAACTTGTTTTATTCTTGCACCTAATTCTCTTCTTGGAATATTACGGTTATTTACTAATTCTAAAATTCTTTGATGAACACTAATTGTTTCAGGGTCATTATGCTTACGACCTGCACGAACATAATGTTCTCGATTATATTTAACAATATCAAACCAACTCATTTTTTTACTTCCTTTATTGAGAATTCATCCTTACCATACATCGCATACAAACTGCTTCCTTTGTATTATTTGGTTTAAAATACTGATGTGCGCCTCCGACATGTGGATGATTGCCGTCAAAACTAATAGTTTTAAAATCACGCATATTGTGATATTCATTTAAATCACTATGAACAATATCACTAAACTTAGAAGGACTGTATAAATCAGACACTTTGTAATTTCCATCTCTATCGCTCAATGTTTTAATCTTTAATAAGTTTTCCCATTTCATTTCTTCTCACCTGTGACAAAATCTTTTTTAGTTTCTTCTTCTTCTTTATCTACTATCTTTGACTGTTCATCAAACCAAGCATCTAAATAATTACAACGAGTCATTATTCTTCACCTTAATATTTTTAAATGCTCGTAATCTTTCGGGTGCAAGAGATAATTGTTCTTTATAATACTTCAAGGCATCTTTAGCCTTAGTATCATTGGGGTCTCTTTTAAGTCTACGCTCATACTCAGCAATTTTTTCCTTAAAATAAGTTTCAGCATCCTTTTTCAAAGTATCTCGCCACATATTTATTCCTCAGTATCTTCGCCCATCTTATGAATAGGTGTAAGTTTGACAATAGTTTCCTTATGCTTCTCAACGATGTGCTTATGTTCTTGAGCCGCTGTAAGCATTTCCTGTTCATGCTTTTGTCGAGCCTTTTCTAAATCAATTACATGTTGCTTATTTAGTGCATCTCTTTCTCTTTCGTGTTCCATTTCAACACCCATGTTATCAATTTCGATAGTCTGTTCAGATTCCCACATACGAAGAACTGTTTGTAAGGCTGGTGCTGAAACACCACTGATAATTGCGATAAGTGCAATAAAACCGTCAAGGTTTGTTAATACAACATCAGGCTTCCATATACCCATACCTACTACTGCACCTGCGGCAAGAAGCCATAAATAAATTGCTGGTAACACTGTTCTTTTAACCATACGGTCATTAAATGTATCTTTTGTTTCTTTCATAGTATTTGCACTCCTGTTAAATATGTAATTCCAATTGCGGCGAGTAGGAAGACTCCCCTTCTTAGCATAACCATGTCTTTTTCCATATGAAATAAATGATTTGTTTCGATTGTATGAACTCTCGTATCAATATCATTCACCTTTGAAACAAGCCAATTTATTTTACCATCCGAATCTCGTTCAAGGACTTCATCTAAATCAGACATGGCTACCACTGTTATAAACCAAATAGTAACGACTATTTAATATTTGTCTATCATCAAGGGAAGATAACTAAAAAGTCCCAATTTTTAGTAGTAGTTCCACCGGAATTAGTAACAGCCAATGTAAGTCTGTAAGCGGCTTGTTCACCCGGCCCTGCACTTGCCGCAATAGTAAATACTGGGTCAAAGGCCGCAGTTGTAGCCGCAGAAGAACCATCTACCGCTACTGAAACACTTGCTACTAAACCAAGTCCATTATCTATTTCTAATATACTCCAAGCGATAGAAGTTTCTGTTCCAGTCCATTCACCATTTAATCCAACTGTAATTGCTTGACCTGCTGTAACTTCTAATGGGTCTAATACCCTTTGATTATGTGTTGCAGAACCTCCTACGGTTTTAGTGAACTTACTATTACCATCACCTGTTGCACCTGTTCCATTATCATCTTCACTGTAAATATCCGATACTGCTGAAACCGCTACTGTTCTATTTGCATAAGAACCAAATCCATTTACTGTTCTACCAAACATAATATCACGACTCATTTCCTCTTGAGATAGTATAAAATATTCTAACTCCCATTAATAAAGCATCAACATTTAAATCATCATTAGCGGCAGTTCCGTTTCCATCAACATCTCGATAAATTTGAAAACAAACTAATTCACCTGCACCTGCACCTGCAACAGTTATTGCACCTGTTTCACCACTAATATGAAGGTCTTTAGCCGCTATTACTGTATCATGTTTAACCACAGCAGTTCCAAAAGCAGTATCAATTGGGTTATCATTTGCTAAAGAAACACCTTGAATAGCCCAAGTTACATCATGGGAAGTTGTTGAAGAAGTTGAAGTCCAATAAAATTGTGCTGTCAAAGTTCCCGCATTCCAAGTTCCGGGCATCGCTATTGTAAATTGTCCATGTTCATCAGAATCTTTATCAAAAGGTAATGCTCTAATATCAGGTCTTCCATTTGTAGCGGCGGCTGTTGTAGCCAAAGCACCACAACCTGCATTACTTCTCGGACTAATTGCTTCTGCGGGAATCCAAATAGAATGTTTTCCTCCTAATAATATAGGTAAATCAACACCAGCACCATCTACATAACGCAAATGTCTATCTCCTTGTATTGCATATAGTTGCGCTCTATCAGCAGTATTAGTAGGCGAGGCCCCTATTTCATCTAAAGAAATTGCCCCTTCAACTGTAAGGATAGCATTAGGGTCTTTCGTTGTTGTTCCAACAGAAAGTTTTCCATCTAATTGCATTTCATGGTCCGTACCGTCTTTATCCGAATATATTGTTAAAACATTAGTATTTACCCCCGGTCTTTTTATTCTAAAGTAAGCATCACTGGCGGTATTAGAATTTCTAAAAAGACGAATTTCTTGATTATTACCCGATACAGTTGAAACATCTAAATCAAGACTACATGTTTCTCCCGAAGTTGCGTTAGTGGCTTTAATCTGTGCTTGGCTATCTGCTAAACCAAACATTTCTAAATATCCCGATTGACCCGTTTCTTGTATTCTAATTCCGGGGTTTGAAGTGGCTTCTACTTCTAATGCTCTTGCTGGTGCTGTTGTTCCAATACCAACATTACCACCATTAAATAAAGCGGCATAATTAGTATCTGCACCAACAACATTAACATCTAATCCAATGTTTTTTAAGGTCCCAGTATCATTAGCCGAGTTCACATCTACATCTAAACCTGTCATGGTTACAGTTCCCACTGAATTATTTGTAGCGGAATCGTCAACATCTATATGCACTCCGGTAAGAGTATTTGTTTTTCCATTATCTGTTACCCCTGTCTTATTTACATCTACAAGTAATCCCTTTACTGTGTGAGTTCCAGTTCCCGCTTGAGTAGTTTTAAAAGTGTGAGGTATAGAACCGTTTCCATCAGCAGGTGTAGAAGTAGAAACTAAATCAATAGCCGCACCAGTAGTTAATGCAGTTGAAGAATTTCTAATAGCAGTACCAGTAGTTACAGCATTAGCGGTAATATCTAAAACATTAGCAGTTGTATTTGCGGCTTCAATACCTAAAGCAACTTTATCAACATCATCATTATCAATCTTAAGGGCTATTTGTCCACCTGCTGAACCTTGTGTGACAACTAAATTACCCACAACATCGGTAGCGGATAAACCATTAACTTTAAATGCAGCGGTATCGGAATCGTTTCTAACTTCAAAACCAGTAGTGGCAGTATCAGTTCCCAACCTCATAACAATTTGGTCGTTATTATCTGTATTATCAAAAATTAAATCCCCAATAGTGTTAGTAAAGGTAGTTCCTCCTGCGGCTGAAGTAGCAGTTAATGTATTTTTGTAATAAGGTGGCGTAGCCCCATCATCATATCCAAGTGATAAATCCTGTCGTCTATTATTAAATGTATATAACTGTGCTTTATAACCAGTAGTATCGTCGGTATCTGTTCCTGCGGGAACTTTAATCAAAGCAACGGGAATTGTATTTGCAGATATATCTGAAACTAAAGCATTAGCACCGTCGAGAGTCCCACCTACAATAATAATTTCAGGATTACCACCATGATTAGGATTTAATAATACCCAATCGTATTTATCATAATTAGCATCTCTTTGTTGAGAAGTATATGAAACTTCTAAATTTGTTTCATATGTAACATGGCGACCTAAATCTATAAAGTGTATAGGTTGCTTAAGTCTATAACCCACATAGGAGCCGGAATCATATATTTCAAATCCAGCATGACCTATAATTTTTCTACCCTGTCCAAATACCTCTAAAGCCTTTATAAGCCCACTGTGCATTTTATCTGTTTGGTCTACTAATCCAGTAGTTCCACCCAATGTTGTTATTCCCTTTTGATTCGCTGTTGTTATTGTCATTAGTCCACTTCCACTGTTATAATAAATTCTATTTCATCGAGTGATGTTAATGGCCCAATGCCATCGTAATTAACTCTTAACAACATATTACCACCCGTTGATGCTGAAAAGATTCCTACTTCTTTAATCGTGTGTCCTACAAATGTAGAACCCTGCACTGTAAAAGAAAAATCTACCGAGGACTCGCCACTTGAAACAGAAGTTACAGTAGCCCTGTTTGCTAAAGGTGCGTCTAAAGAATTAGCATTAGGGTTTGTAGAATCTCCACCTGTTCCTACTTCAAAATGAGTGTATGTAGAAATTACATCTGCTTTTATTGTAGCCCTTGCTTGTTTTGTAATCATAGTCCCATCCCCGAATCCAAACCTAATGCCTTTGTTAATCCTAATGTTGAACCACTGCTGGCAGTTGCTTGGGTTGTTTTAGTTATGCTCGCCTTAACTAATTTCACCTTCATCGCTTGTATATCAACATTAGGAGAGGTCACACTCGTATAAACTTTTTGCTTCGACCTTCCTTGTAAATTGCGTGTTTCCGAAAGCAACATGGAAAATGTATTTGCTAAATCTCTATTATATTGTCCGAGCAGTATTTTAACGGGGTAGCCCATTTCTCTATTAACTTCTATTACCACATATTCCCCTCTATTAATACCCTCGGTTGGGAAACTAACTGTAACTATATGTCCTGATTCTAAGAAAGGTATTCTATTGCCAACTTCAATCTCAACGGCTTCCTGTAAATTTGTAAATAATTTTAATAATTTAATTGCTTTTTCTTGTACTTGTTTTGAATCTACAATTGAAAAGTCGTAGACTTCTTTAACATATTCTCTATTGCGTTTTTTAATATCCCTGTAATTAGAAGCAACCCCTCTAACTCCATCTCCGTATAAAATTACTTTATTAAATCTATCGTACAGAGTTTTGTCCTTTTTAATACTAACGATAGAATATTTATCATCATCTTCATCAAAAACAATATCTCTATAATCCTTTTCATCTTCATCACTGGTAATAATTATATCCTGCCCTGCTGTTTTTAATTTTAAACCTTTAAATGACAAGGCATTATTAGTGGCAGTAAGAGCATTCTCTCCTGTGTAATTTGCCGCTAAATAATATCTGTCGGTATTATCTGATTTATTATACGGTAATCCAACCTTAGATAAAATATCATCAGCAATTTCTTCTGCTTCTCTCACGACCTTAAACGGGGCGCAGATACTAATTGATTCAGGTTTAAAGTCTGGATTTTGGTTAGTAGTAATAGTAAAAATACTTCCGATAGAAGGTGTGCCTTTCATCTCTTTCATATCTGTAAATGACAACGCCTTATTATTACTTACAAACATAGAAGTTCTTAGTGAATTAATACCGTCAGTTATATACACTGAATGTTCGCTACCGGTTGAAAAACTATTTGTAAATGAAATATCAGAATTTGTCCGAGGTATTAAATAACTACCTCCAGTGCCATCAGGTTCAATTACAGTATATAAAGATTCAATACCTCCCCTTGCGATACCACTTAAATAATATGCACCATTAAGAATTTCTTTCCCACCTCTTATATCAAGTGCTGAAGGCACTTTATCTGTCATTTTATCATGTCCGGGTTTTTTAGTGTAAAGATAAGAAGGCTTATTTAATTGTATTTCTTTAGGTGAATAATCGTAAGTGCAGGTTTGGTTAATTTTCATAAGAGTTAAATTACCACTTGGAGTAGAACTTGCGTTATCTATTTTTAAATAATGTTTAAATGTTGTAGAATCCTTAGCAACAGTATGAGAAATAACTTTATGTAATTTATCATTTCCATATAAATAGTAACCTGTCAAATTATTAGAATAACATAACCATTCATTAGTACCACTACTAGAATTTCTATCTAAAACATCTACCTTCATAGTAGTAGTTAAAATCTTTTCAGTAGTTTTTAAACCAGCATCATCGGCATGTGTTGTTACTGTAAAATCCGATACATCTATAAATGGTTTGAATAAAACTTCTACAGGTCTTACTCCCTCAAAATTAGTTCCACCAATATTATTTTCGTATAATCCGGGGGTAGCAGAACTACTTGTTGAATCGTTATGAACTAAAATTTCTAATCCGTCTACATCATATACACTTTCATCGTGTTTAAATCCACCTACTTGTATAGAAAAATGTGAAATACTTTCAGGTTCTTCTGTAATGATAGCACCAGTAGCCTTACATTCAATACTTGTTCCTAATGTGTCGGAACCTGTATTTCCAGAATAGATAGGTATGTCTAAAATAACTGGGTGCATATTTTTAAATGTAAATGCACCTCCATGTTTGCTATCCTGTATTGCTCTTATTGGGAATAATCTCTGTGCAGTTTTAGTTACTGTTGTAGAGTGACCTTTTATTGTTAATACACAATTTGTTTCATCCGAATTAGACCAACTCGGACTTGTACTCCCTGTATCTGTAACAAAGGTTAATGCCGTATTAGTAACATTCGTTAATCTTAATGTTGTTCGGTTATAACTGTTGTCCGAACCAACTGTAAGGCTAAATACCAGTGAAGTTGTAGTAGAACCTATATCTATAGTATTGTTTTGAAACCACATTTTACCCACCCCGCTCGATTGGAAAAAGTCTAAAGCCTTTCCATTTGTAATAGTCATTACAGCACCATTAAAGTTAGCATCAAAATTCCATCTAAACATATGGGTGTTAGTTCCGGTAGTTGTTTCGAGTCCATTATTACCGTTAAAATGACTTCCTTCTGTTACTGAATCAGGAATATAGGGAAGTTTAACAATGCCGTTAACATCGTGAAGTGTTCCAGCAACAGTAGCATCATCAACATCAAGTGGGAATCTATTTTCTTCAGCGATATTACTACCATCGCTACCTTGTTCCATATCCCCGTCATTAGTAGAACCATCACCGATATTAACCAAAGCCATAGTTCTATTGTAATTATGGTCCATTACACCATCACCATTATCTACTTCTGTTACTTTTATTATAGGAAATTGTTCTCTATTATTTCCAGAAATACTCAAAGTATTTGTATTTGCGTTTTCTGCGGCTAACTTAACTGTAACATAAAGTTTTGAACCGGAAGTATAACCTACTACTGGGTGTAAAGGACCCATAGCAGGAATAGTAATAGTATTACTACTTACACTCGCAACCTGCCCTATTAATAATGGGACTCCGTAATCAAAATCATTGTGTGCGCTATTTGCTGAATACGAATTAAAGGGGTCAGTATAGAGAGTAAATATATAATCGCCGGATGGCTCAAACCAGCCATCATCATTTACTGCAATAGTAGTTCCTGCTGAAATATTAGAAGTAAGTGTAATATCAATTGGGCTAAATCCTGATTCAGTAAAACTTTTAATTATGTGACTATTTTTGGTAATTTGTTCACTGATAATTTGATGTGTTTTAGGTCCACCAAAATTATCAAATTTGTAATTTTCATAGTCTACTTCGTTCATCATCATGTCATAAGTAACATCAGTTAATCTTACAAGGTTCATTCTCTTTAAATCACCTTGAGAAGATTCAATAGGTTGATAAAAATAATCATCGTTTAATCTATTTTTAATAGTAGAAACTCCAGACCAATTAGTATGACTAAGAACCACTTCAGCACCTTTGGGTTGCCCCTTAAAAACAACCCCGTAGTCAGCAATACTTCTACTATAAGTTCCTTCGGTAAATCCTATATTATTAGGGTTCTTTTTACTTTCAGGATAAATGTCACCTATGGAAAAAATATGTAAAGGGCCACTATCGTTATCATATAATTCATATGTAGCCTTATATCTATCAACCATACTAATTCCGGTGTCGTCAATTTCTAACCTTCTCCCGTAGTGATTTTCAGAAGTATTAAAATTATCAGGATAGCGGGTAATATCGTATGACCTCGAACCTACTGCTGGTAAAAGACCGGTTCTTTCTGTCGGTAGTTCTATCCTGTAAGGTTTATCGGTATCTGTATCATCCTTATGTTCATCAGCCGTAGGTATTCTACCAACACTTGCTTTGTAGCCGGAAGCATAAAAATGATAATTACTTACCTTTTCATAGTAGTCATTGTAGTGAAATGGATAAGAAGTGTTAGCACTTGTTATTTTAGTAGCAAGATTTCTGGTTAATCTCCCAAAACACTTATTTACATATCGCCAAATAGGTGTATTAAATCTTAAAGCATATTGACTATTAACCGTTAAGTTTAATGTAGGGTCTTCTTCAAAGTCATTATTAAATGTCTTGGGTGATTTATCAGCATTAACTTCACCGCCAAGTAAATGTAAGAAACCACCGAGAGGCATACCCTGTCCGTTAATTAAATAAATACTATTATTCTTTCTACTCGCTTGTGCAGTATCACTACTTTCAATAAAGGTATCTAATAAATTATCTGTTTCTATTCTACCTACAACAATAGGGGAAACATAACCTATCTCAAACTGTGTTAATCCATCCTTTGTGTCTACTTCACTTAATACTGGAAAGTCAACCATAGAAGAAATAGTGTTATAGTGAAAATCAAAAGCAATTGGTGAGTCGGTATAATCGGCATCGTCGCTAATTGTTGTAATTAAATTATTAATTTCAAAACCATTTAGGTCTCCAAAAATTAAAGAGTTGCCCCCTGTTGCAGAAGCAGAAGTTGTATTAGCCGATAAGGTAAAAGTGGTTGTGTTTGTTATACTAACAATAGTCGCTTTATCAGGAATACCTGTTCCCCTTACCAACATTCCCGCTACCAAATCAACAGTTCCATTCGTAGGTGTTGTTATGGTTGTTGAAGTATTACTAAAAGTACAGCCTTCTATTGTCCTACTTGTAATCGTATTTAATTTACCATTATCGGCATACACAGTTCCGTAATCAAAATATTTTCCAGTTGTAAATACTGCCCCCTTATCGGCACTACCTATTAAAGTCGTAGACCTATCGGTATTTCTAAGAGAAGTTTCTAATGTCTTACCTGCCAATACACTTCTTCTCGCCTTGTATATATCAGTGGCTAATGTTGTATCTCCAACGAAGGTAGTGTGTTTGCGTATATAGCAATCTTTAACTAAGGTAATATTATTCCCACTTACACTTTTTACCACGCCGAGTAAATAATAAGAAGGGTCTAAACTAGCGTGAGTTCCCTTAAGATAAAGAACATCTCCAAAATTTACATTAGGCGCACCATCGGCTGTAACTACTGCACCTGAAATACTACTAACATTTCTTCCTATGTCTGTATAATTTTTATTAAAAGGGTTCATTGTACTATAAACGAATTCATCGGAATAAGTATAATTGGTATTTACAGCAGTATTTAAAAGGTCGCCTATTACATCTCTACCAGTTATCTCATATTTAAATTGACCCTGTTCAACCTTAGTTTCTGTTGATTCAATCTTACCTTCAAAGATAGTCCTATACACTAATAAATTACCCTTAAGTGAATTTAAAATATGAGAGTTTGAGTAGTAGGAAGATTCGGGTTCAAAGTCTAAACTTGTATATCCGTTAGGTTTATCGCCAGTTATAACCTTAGCATTATACCCGTAATACCTTCCTTCATATACATATTCCAATCCATGTATGTCCGAATCAAGAGCGTGTGCGGTAGTTTGAAAAACAGTAGACGGTGTGACAACTAAATCTTTTCCATTCCTTGTAAGGCCACTAGTACCACCTGCTGTTGTATCAATATCATGCCCAATTAAATACCTTAATGTTATAGGAGACCATACCTTTCTAAATGCTTTCTTGCCAAGAAGGTCTGTACTTAATGTTCCTACTGATTCGTAGGCAGTAGAGGCAATTGCTCTTTTATGTGTAACAGAAAATTGCTGGTTGCCATCTAAAGGTGCTTGTATTGATGAAATAATATAATACACTCCATCTATAAGTATGGGTTCAAAAGGCGCACTTAGTCCTAACAATGTTCTCAAGTCAACTCCCGAATCTAAACCTTCTGCTCTAAAAGAGTTTGTAGCAACTCTGTCATAAGTCCCCGGAAGTTGTGCTGTGGGTTCATCTCTAATCTCTTTACTACCAATTAGTTCTTTAATTTGAATACTCTCATTTTCATTTATTTTTTTCTCAAGCATTCTTTCTGTATCGTAATACTTTGCCTCAAACATATTACCCTTATTAGTAATTGTTTTTTTAGTAGTAAGTTGGTAAGGTGTAGAAAGACTTTGCGTTCTTAATGGAGAATCTATATAGGAAATATAAGTTTTTAAACCTCCATCGGAATCATCATAGTTTTTAGATGAACCTGCCCATGTAGTATGGTCGAAATCGTATAAAGAACCTTGTGCTGTACCACTATTTATCCCTCTTGGTGTAGTCGCAGAAGAACCATTTAGAAGTCTGTCGTTTAATTTATTATTATCTACCAAATTAGCATTTTGTGTAAATATACTTTTGTCTAAAATATATCCCGATGTAGGGCTGTCAGTAACAAAAACACTTTTTTTAACAAGACTACCACCAGCCGCATTCGTACTTGTTTTAAGAACAGTATATTTTCTGTCATGGTCGAGAGCAGTTTTACCATTGTAAAAATAAAAAGTGGGGCGACTTGCTTCAACATATTTATCATGTCTCTCTTCACTGGTAGCAGTATCATTTAGCAATCCATACGCTACTGCTACAACATCATCAGCACCCGAACTCGATTTGTTTATATTAAAAGGGCCTTGATATATTGCGACTTTAGTTCCGGCAGATATATTTTCAGGTAGGGCAGGTTCAAAGTCAAAGTTAAAAATATCACCCTCGTATTCCTGCTTTTCAGTAATTCTTGCTATGTGATGTTTAAGTAAATTATCAGCGTATATTAATACAAAGTAATCTCTATCAGCCGCAAGAGTTACACCAGCAGTTCCAGTGTCTATTGTAATTCTATATCCGGGGTTTTCAAATAAATTAGTCGCATACTTTGTAACATCTGTGACTTGTGAACCAAGTGGAAATAATCTATTAAGTAGACTACCCGAAACTGTCCCACTTCCCATAGAAGCAGAAGTATCGTCAGTGTGAATTTCATATGAATAAATACCAAGCACATCACTATCATTTGCTTCTTGAGTTACTATTCTTGGATTAGTAGAAGTCTTAACATTAAAAGAGGCTGTTCGCAAAGCAAAATTATCAGGAATATCTACACCAGTGTTAAGAACATATACATTTTCAGCCATCTAAGTTAGCCTCCTCAAAATCCATATATAATAAAGTGTTCTTAAAATTTGGTAATAGGCTATTAGTGCTTCTAAAACTTTTATTAACACTTCCGGTAATCGCTATTTCGTGATACTCTCCTATAAATTGTGTTCTACGATTTGCGTTATAACTACCTGTGGGATTTTGAGCCAAATAAATATCGGAAGGATGAAATGAAAAATCTCCACCTAATGAATGAATTCCTCTTTTTGCTTCCTGTCCGTCGTAATATATTACCATAGTTCCAGCAGGGGAATAAGTTACGGCTATATGATGAGGAACATCAACATAGGTAGGCTCTTTAAGTAATTCGGTATAAATATGGGTGGAGTTACTTGGTGTATTTGTTATAGAACTTACTGTCACGGAGTTTGAACCAAGTGTTGTTATTGTTCCTATTAAGGCTCCCGCATTAGTATAAATTTTTTCACCTACCACAAAGGAAGCAGATGAACCTGATAGATTAATAGTATTACTACTTACAGAACTTACAGTTCTTGCAGATTTGAGGGCAAAGGGAGTGTGAGATGAATAAAGATAATCAGTAGGTGCGGATGAAGTATTATCAATTACTTCAGGTGTAATAATGTTTTCAGTAGTAATAGTTGTAGAAGTAGTTCCAATAACCACTGTAAATGATATAGAATATGAGGCTGGGGTATTTGGTGTAGAAGAACCCGTTAATGATTCTAATGTAACCTTTAGATTGGTATTATAAAGTACATTCATAAATAATTCTCTTCTTGAAGATGCTTGTAGATACGCTAAACCTTTGGTAGATTGAGATAAAGATTTTTGACTTCCTGAGTAAGGTGTGACGGAATTATTGTAAATATCATAAGGTGTAATTAAAAATTCTAAAGTTATACCTCCTGTGTGTCCCCAAAGCCCCACATTTTGTGCAGGAGTATTAGAGCCGTCACCCCACGGAATTTGAACATATCCATCGGACATAGCAGGAAATTGTAATGATTTTTTTTCTGTAGAATTTATATTATACATATTAATCACCCACCAATCGCATCTTTAATTGCTGAACCACTTGCTACAACTGATTCAGTAAATGAGAGATTAAATGTAACTAACTGTCCACCCGCAAACTCGCACCCAAATTGAGATATAAAACCTGTAATTCCTTCATATTCATTAGCATTTGGATTTGGAAAATTTCCTGTTGCCGCCGACCCTGCTTCATCAAGTGTGCGTGATTTCCAAGTAAAAGGCACTAAAGGTAAATCTGCATGTTTTGTATTTTCATCCACTCCGGTATGATAAGTATAATTATTTCCTACACGAGAAGGATAGAGAATAATTAATTCATTTAAATTTTGCATACTTTGAAGAAAGGAAGAGTCCACTGACGAGGATATTAATTGTGCTATTTCCTGTGCTGTCATAGAAACATTAATAACATCATCACTTCCTTTTTGTTTGCTAATAATTTGGTCTGTAATTACTCCGCCCAACTGAATAGATTTTGAAGCAATACCTAAATCTATGGCAATATTAGTTGACTCCCCTCTTACCAATCCTGAAAAGGGAACGGGAAAAGAAGGAATATTTCTATTAGTAGAAATACCAACTGTATCACATTTTAACATAATACGATTTGTAATGCTTGAAGAAGTGCCTTCTTCTCTTGCTGCAAAGTTTAAAAATACTGCATGGTCTACCGAATAAGAATCTCCGCCCATATTTCCTAAAACATCGTTTGTACTAATTGCCATTATATCATCCTCTATATCCACTGTTGCTGTATCGGTTCATTTCAAGGCTAACCTTTTGTCCTATCTTTCTTGCTATTTCGTTAAGTTCTTGGTCCGATGCACCTACTCTTCCTTGTACTGTCACATTAATATTATTACCTAACATTCTTTGTGTGTTATTATTATTATGAACTGTTGTATTTCCGGGCAGAGAAATAATTTCAGGTCCGTTTTCACCAACTAAATAATTACCGGCTTTAAATGTAGTTCCCCCTGTTTCCATAGCCGCCGCTAATCCTCCAACCATTCCTCCAGCCTTTGCACCTAAAATAGCCCCCGGAGGTCCACCGAAAAAGAATCCAATACCAGCACCAACAGCAGAAGCAATTATTGTAAATAATACTCTTTTTATTAAAAATTCACCCAACTTTCCTAATGCCGCCATTAGACCATCAGCCTTCCATGTACTAAAAAAGGATTTAACATTTGAAATCGCTGAATTTACAATAGAAAAGGCAATACTACCCAATGAAGCAAGTAAGAGTTTAAGAGTAAGTTCTAATGTTTTTGAAACTATTTTCCACAGCCCTCCTAAAATTTTACTAAGAGCCTCCATAACACTTCCGTTTTCTCCACCTGAAAATAAAGCGTCTGCCAAATCAAACAAACCACCCAAAACACTTGAGACACCACCTATGAGTTCACTAAATGTTTCTTTTATATCGTCTATTATTCCCGATGTAACAAGGAAATCATATGCTTCCGAAATTTTATCAAAGATACCTAAACGCTTTGCCATATATACGAGAACCCCAATGCCGGTAATTATAAGTAATACCTTACCAAATAGTGCAAAACCTAACTTTGCGAATTTAAATATGTTGGATATTTTTCTTTTGTCTATTCCCAACTTATCCATTACAAAGGTTTTGAGATTGGTTTCACCTTCCTTTCCAGTATTTTCTTTATATCTTTCATTGGCTCTTTCAAACATTTTTTTAGGATTAAACCTTTCCGATAAAGAAAGTTTGCTACCTTTACGAGTTTTTGTTTCAACTCTTCCGCTAGAAAATCTTGATGGTCCTATAATTTCTCCATCATCTGATACTTCAAATTGAGTATCAATTCTATCAACCATAACCTTTCCACTTTCTTCTGCCGCATTAATTAATACATTGAGTTCACCGTTATACGCTTTAATCAATTGTTCGGACTGTTCTAATTCTTGATTTACAACCCCTTGTATTTCCTTTTGTACTGAAAGTTCATCTCTTAATTCTTGCTCTTCAGCAAGTGTTAATTCTTTAGAATTCTGAAGTTCCCTTTCTATCTTCTTAATTATTCTTCTTTGGTTACTTTTTTTCAGTTTAAGGTTTTTTAATTCCTTTGTTTCATCCTCAGTTATTTTTTCAAGTTCTTTTTCTAATGCCCCTTGATTTTGGGCTATTGCTAACCGTGTCACTTTATTATTATAAATCTCTTTTTCTATGTTTTCAACCAATTTTTGTTGTGTAGTATGTTGTTTTCTTGCTGCTTTTCCTGCGGCTCCACTCATTCCACTTTCTGAAACCATGCGGGTAAGGTGTTCCTGTTCCTTTGCCTCTCTTAATCTTCTTTCGGATGCTTTTAATCCATTATCAAGAAGTTTAATTTTTCTTAATTCATCTATAATTTCCTGTTCTTTGTATTTTTTTAACTTACTTGAAGCAACTTCATTGAATTTTACATTCTTTGCTCTTGCTAAAGATGCTTTTAATTCTTTAGCCCTTTCTTTTTTATTATAATTATCTTGTAACTTATCTTCAATGGTTTCTCTTTCTTGTCTTTGTTTTTCTTTAAGGTTTTTTATCTCTTTTAAATTGTTAAGTTGTTGATTAAGTTCATCAGTCTTACTATCAATACCGACAGCCATATCTTGCCTTTCTCCTAAATTACCACCAAATGGCCCACCTAATTTATTAAAAAGAGAACCTTTATCTGCTCTTCGACCATAATCTCTTGCATCTAAAGTAGATGCTTCCGATAGCACACTTTCTTCAAGTGCTTTATTTGCTCTAAAGGCTTCCTTAGTTACCGCTTCAGCAAATCCAAATTGCTTCATCTGTAATTTTAAAGTATCATCGTGTAATAATTTACTTTTAGTAAGAGCCTTTATTTCATCAATGTTTGCTAATTTTGTAATTTGAAAAAGTTTTTCTCTTCTTTTAATACCGTTGGATAAAATTTCATTAATTCTATTTTCATTCTTAATTCTATCCTTATCGAAATTTTGCTTCACTTTAAATAAGAAAGCAATAGAACGAGTTTTATTTTGTATATCATACAGACCTGAACCCGAACTCATCCTACCAATTACAGACCAAACCGAACCTGCCTTTGTATTTGCAGATGCTAAACCTGCAATTTTTTGAGTGAGAGAATCGGAAGCCTCCGAAGTTTCTGTAATGGCTGTTTGAACATTAGAAATATCAGCCGTCATATCGGATAATGTTTTTCTGATATTTTCTAATCCCATATTCACACCTGCTTTTTAAGTGCTTCGGCTTCGGCTTCTTTTGTGATAGTAAATAAAACCATAAAATCACGGACCATAGAATAAGGCATTTGGTATGCCTCAGCCGGACTAATATGTAGTTCCTTTGCCAAGATATATAAAGTTATGCGAGAAGCGATAGTAGGGTCAGCAATTTTCCCTCCCCTCAACGCTATTCGGAACTTTCTTTTAAATCTTCATCCCCCTCTAAATCGAAGGGGTCGGGGAGAATATCCTTAACTTGATTTCCAACATAAGGACTTAACCTTAAAATTTCAATTGCCGTTAGGGATGGTTCGGTTTTTTCAACAAACGCTTCCCATAGATAACGGAACAGTGTGTCCATTTCAAGAGAAATGTCCTTTGTTTTAGCATTTAGGTTAATTAATTTCGCCTGTGCCTTTTCTAATTGTAAAAAGGTAGGTTCCTTAATCCATATCTTTAGGTATTCATCACTTTTGGGTGACACCTTAACATAATGTAGTTTAGGGTCTGCCGTAGCAAATAAAGCACTCTTATTTTTTACTGTCTTTCTATCCATAGGTTCTCACCTTTTGTTAATAATAAGGGTAGGTCTTTAAACTTATCCTTGTATAATCCAATTTGTTGCGTGTGTGCAAGATTTTAATTGTAGAGGTTGTATTCTCCATGTAACGGCCACTGGGCCTTTATCATTTGAGAGGGGGAAGTCTGCTTCAACAACCATGTAGTCTTGAAAGACCATAGACAAGATTTCAGTAGTAGCACCATTCTTTACAAAGTTTAACTTGATTTGGTTTCCATCAGTTCCACTTAGAGAAGTTGCAGAAGTATTCCTCAGTTCTTCAAAAATTGCATTATCTGTTACAAGTCCTGTAAAAGAAAGCCCATAGATTCGCTGTGTAGGAATATGAGCCATGCTTGTGTTGTCTGTTCGACCAATAAATCTCTTCTCTTGTAGTGCGTTGCTAATGGACAAATCAATACTTTCAATTCTAATATAATCCTGTCCGAACATTTCAATAGAACCATCGGAGAAGAAAAACGGTTGTAGTTGTGATTCTGTGACATTTGCCGCCCCTCCCTTTGGAGAACCAAAGTTAACGAAGTCCTTAACATCTGTTTTTGCATTTGCAGTATCGTAGTTATTAGGTGCTGTAAATGTTTTCTTAGGAGAAAATGCTATATTCATACTAACTGGTTCACCTGCTGTTGCTGTTAAATTAAGTGTATCAACCATACAGCCGGGGAAAATCTTTGTAAATACTGTTTCGGAAATACCTGTTCCCGAAACATCTGTTGCCACTGTTGACATACTCGAAGGTTTCTTTAGAGAATATTCTAATGCGAATGTTGGTAAAGTTTGTTCATTCGATTCACTAAATTCGTAAGTAATTTTATTTGTCAAAGTGTGGTTAACTGCCTTTAAATCTGCGGCTGTATAATCATCATCAATCCTATGAATAGGTGGACAAATTGTAGTTCCAACAACTCGATAAAATTTCTTTCCACCGGGACTTGGACTTGCAGAATCGTAAATAAAGTTATTTCCAGTTGCACCTTCACCTGCAATATTATCAACTGCCGCACCTACCTTTCCTGCATCAAGAGTAGGAAGTGTAACTGCTGTTTCATTTAAAGCAGATGTAATATCCATATCTCCTAATGCGTAGTAAAGCCATGTAAAGTGATTTGCTGAAACATTCAAATTACCACTTGCTGTAGATTCTGCACCTTTAAGGTTGTATGCAATATTTCGAGAACCTGAAGAAATATTAATAGGTGTAACTGCAATACTTGTTGTAGGAATACCTACTGTATCTGTAAGCCCTAACCACGAATCTGCAAGAAGTCGAGGATTACCTGAAGAAGCACCTGCGGCTAATGCTAAAACAGCATCATCACCTGCGGCACTTGTAATTGTTAAATTTCCGCTACCGGAAACAGAAGAACCTGCGTTTGTAATTTGAACTGCTGTAACAATTCCACCATCAACATCATTTGATAAAGTTCCGAAGTCTGTAACTGCACCGGCTGAATCAGCCATAGCAATCATTACTCCACCACCTACATATCCCCCTGTATTATTTGTTATAGTAAGTTTAGCACCTGCTCTTGTAACTGTAACATTTTTATTTGCTAAAGCGGTTTGAACAGCAGTAGCAATTTGAATAGCCGTAGCACTGTCGGGAACATTTACTTCAACAAAATCATCAAATGCACTTCCCGCTTTAGTTGTTCCAGCAGAAGTATCGAAAACTACACCTAATGTAGAATCTCCAGTTGCAGATGCTAATTGAATAGTAAGAAAACCTGTTTGATAATTAGAACCATTAGAGGTGGCTACTAACATAGTAATATCCGAAGAATGAGAAGAAAGTGTTAATTGAAGTTCAGCACCCGTTGTAGTTAAACCTGTAACTCCAGTAATTGCTGCATTTGCTATTACTGCTTGACTTGCTAACAAATCATTTCCAGCAGTTGTAATAGTAGCAGTTTCTAAAACCGAAGAACCTGAACCTTTTGGTGCTGGAACAGGTGCGCCTTCTGATTTAATAATACCGTAATAAAGTTCCGATGTTGCTGTCATACCTGCAATAACGCTATCGTTAAAAGTAAGTGTGGTAGCAGTATTAGATGAGATAATTACTTTGTCTTGGAATGTATCATCAGCCTGTAAATATAGTTCTAATACACACCCTCTATACAAATTAGTAACCAAAGAAAATAAACCTGTAAAGGTATCATTTAATGTAACTGTCAATGTAGAACCATTATCTGTTTCCCCAGTCTCTTTAAAAATTCCCAAGTATATATCTTGTTCAGGTATCATAGATACCATCGCCCCGCTGTCCATCCAAATTTCGTTATTTACCATTTTTAATCACCCTTTTACTTACAAACTAACGGCGTATCTTTTCATAGTTACATTTATTCTATATCCAAATATTCTTGATTTTTTATCATTACTGTCAGTTCTGCTTCCTAATAAGAGAGTTTTAATATTTTCTTCTAAAATCCCCGCATTACGAAACCAGCCCCTCCGGTTTGTTTCAATGATGTATCGAACTATCTTATAAAGGTTTTCTATTCTGTCTCTACCAAAGGTAGAACCGGAAGGAGTTATTCTTGCATTATCGTTAGTTCGTCTATCGTCTTGCTTTGTACGAATACTTACAGACATTTCGTGAGTTTCATTTCTTACATCGAATGTAGTAGTAGGATATTCTATTGTTTGGGAGTTTTGCATAACTACAATAACATCTAAAGAAGGTGTAACTCCATCTGCTGTAACTTCCGAAGCCGCACTAATTCTTACTCTATTACCACCTCTTCCGGGCTTTGCTGCATTACGAGTAGAATCCATACTTCGTATATCCATAATTTGCGGTTTGACTCTATGAATTGCAGGAATGGTAGAACCTAATGCGGTTACAGCAGTATTCCAATATTCATCAAGTAGTGTAACTAAATATGTAACTTCATCCACGGTTTCTTAGCCTCCTTAATGTTTCTTCCGTTCTTGATTCTGCATAATCTTCAGGTGTCATATATCCGCCTACAGTACCTTCATCATCTTCATCATCTTCCGGAAACATATCTGTATCATATAACTCCGATAAAGTTTCCCAATCTACTTCTGTATCGCCTTCTTCTATATCTTCTACGGTTTGTTGAATAACTATTTCTATGGGTTTTACTTTACCTTCAAATCTATCTAAAATTTTTACCGCTTCTTCAACAGTAGCATCTATATATTGTCTTTTTTTACCCTTATTTTGACTTTCTATAATTATACTGTCATAAATTGAAGTAGCATAAACTTCTAAGGCGTTTTTTCTTTTTTCGTAATTGGAATCTATTGTTAAATAAAATTCTAACACAGCGTCTAAAAATAAATCTATATCTTGAGTTACTAAATTTGTATCATTTTCCTCTAATAACTTCTTCATCCCTAAAGTGTCAAATGCTAAAAGAACATAAGAGTTATCATAAATCCACCATTTACCCGTCACCCTTAACATATCAAGACCCTCGTTAGTCTTGTCTACTAAAAAAAGCATTTTAGCATATTTAAATTTATCTAATATTACAGTTACAGATGCCAAGTGTTGATTTTTTGCTACCAAAGATGAAATTAACGGTGTTCTTCTTGGTGGTATTTCCGGTGTTTCAAACTCATCCGACAGTGGGTTATCTTTCGGCTCTATCTTAAGAATACTTTGCCATCTATTAATTTTATCATTAGATAATTTAAATGAACCTTGCCCTCTACGCTTTCTTCCTGCAAATTTATTAATAATTTCATTTACAATCATAGCGGCATTTTTTCTCCCATTAGCAACAGCGTGACTTACAGTTGTTTGTACTTCTTGTGCATTCGGGTCGTCTACTTCCGATAAACGCTTAACTTTAATTTTAGTATGCTTTGCCCTACCCTTACTCGTTTCAATAATTTTATATCCTTCGACAAGCAAAGCATCTTCTAATTTACGCATACCTTTCTCTTTTTTCTTAGAGATAGTGTCAAACCAAGTCATTCAAACGCCTCCTCAATTCTTCTTTGGATAACTTGAACAACTTCTTGTTCGATAACCTGTTCCATTATCTCGTCGCTCATTTTTTCACCCAAAGTTCTTTCGGTGTAATCCTGTATGTCTTCATTTTGCTGAACAACGGTTTCTAAAATACTTTCCATGTCGAGTTGAACCAAACGCATTTTTTCTAAAATTTTACGAAACATCTCTACGACCTCGCTTTCCTCTTAGTGGTTTAATATCCTTACCCTTACCTTTTTTTCTTTTTCTCTCAGCAAGTAAATTTTTTAATTTATCAGCCTTTTCTTTAGCCTTAGCACCCAATTTAGCCGCCTCTTCTAAATTTAAATTTCTTGTTTCTTCTTCTTCCGGAGGTTTTTCTTTGGGAACCATCATAGCCCTTTCTTTATCCCAATAAGAATCAGGATTAGAGGCTTCTAACTGTCGAATGTTTTCTTCTTCAGTAAGTTCTTCTTCATTCTTATCTCTTAAATCGTATTCCTCTTGTTCTTGTATATAGATTTCTTCCACCAAGTCTATAACTCGTTCTCTTAACTGGGCTTCAGTTTGTATTACTTCACTGTCAAAAAGTTGAATATTACCTTCTATTGTTGTAAAGTAATAGTCTCCATCTTTTTCTATAAAATTAATATGAATATATCTTCTATCTCCTTGTAGTGACCTAAAAGAAACATTAAGTACAGCCTTATTGTCTTCAAAGTCACCATCAGTTAATCTTACATTAGACTTACGATTGTAAATATCTCTTGGAACTGTGGCATTAAGACCTGCTCTTAAGGTTTTTTTAAACCCTTCCCAATCACGAAGTTTTAATCTATCTCCACTTCGAGTGCGAATTTTTTCAAGGTCTTCATTTATATTTTTCTTAACTATTATTCTAATACGGTTCAATGAGCCAATAATCCATTTGGGATTAGGCCTACCATCGGGAAGTATTTTCTTGCCATAGTTTAAAACTTCATACTCTTCCGGCAAATATCCACTTAAAAATTTATTTGCTTTTATTCTAAAATTCTTTTCACCAATTTTTTTAGTTGGATTATCTTTTTCTTTATAATCTTCATAAATATTTTCTATTACTTCTTCTACAAAATACAAATCTAAACTGCCGGTTGATTGAATATAGTCATTAAGAACTTCTCTTAAAGCACTTCCCGTAATTGTTGTTGACCGCCCCCTTGCTTTTTTAAGTATATCCAACCACATTTTAATCACCAATCCCTACAAGCCATACAACGGGCTGAATAATCCCCACCTTTACATGTAGAACATTTATGTCTTGCTCTAAAAGATTTTTTACGCTTAGTATTTCCTCGCTTTCCTGTTACTGAAACACCTCTTTGCCCCCAATGAACACGCTTATATCCACCTTTACCATTAGGAACGCAAGCCATCCATTTTTTACCCTTTCGAGTAGAACTTGCCTTTTTTGTTCTTTTAGTACATTGTGATGAAGCCTTAGAAACATCTTCTCCATCACAACCACAGCCACAGCCACCTTCAGCCTTATCAACATTAGGATATTTTCTTTTAAACTCATCCATTTCTTCTTGAGTTCTTGCAGGTTTATTGCTTTTACGACCTTCCATTAGTATGTGTTTAACTTTGTCCGAAAGAGTGGGGTTATTTTCAAACTCGTTATCGGCTACAACTTCTTCTATGTCTTCTTCCATTTCAGGGCTAATTTTTTTTGGAGACTTACCGTAATCTTTAGACTTTCTCATCTGCCCTGTAAGTTTATATCCCACCCTACTTGTTTCTAATTTTTCAGCCATACCATTAGCGACCATCATTCTTGCCGCTACTATCATTTGACCGTCAAATTTATTTTTTCTAAATTGAGCAAATCCACCTAATAATCTTGCAGGAACCAAAGTTTTAGCAATTTCTGTTATCTCTTCTTCCATTAAAATTAAATCCTTAGCGGAAAATTCTGTTCCAGCAGGTTTATTTTCCATAACCGTAAATGCTGCTGTTCGTAAAGCATCTCTATACATTTTATAATTAGTACGCTTTCCAGCCTTTTGAATTTTGTTTTGCTTTAGTAGACTTTCCCACATATCAATCACTGTCCAAATAGTACACCACTCGGCGTTTCATGCGTAGAATTTTATCCACATCTGCTTTATAGGAATCGTATTTACTTTTTAAATCTATGCCATTAGTAGAATCATTTCCTAATAAAACATAAGAATCATCACTTGTGATAAGTTCACAGGCGGTAAGTTTTGTAGCCGCATCTTCAATAACGGCAGGAACTCGTGTTTGTCCACAAGTATATGTAACCTTTACTGAATGCTTATGATGTGTAGGAAATTCACTACGGAAAAAAATATCTCCCGTATCTTTCATATCCCACCATGCCGCATTACGGTCATAGTCTTCTTTATTTGTAAATTGAGTGCGAGAATTAGTTCCCCCGTTAACCGTGAGTGTGCAATTAGAACCATCCGAACCGGGAAGTAAAGAAACAATTGTAATCGTTTCATCTTCTTCTAAGTTAGCATAAAAGAAATCGGATATATTATATACGCTAGTTCCATCTTGTAAAAGTTTTTTAGCAGTTCCTCCTGTAAAGGGGGCGGTGATTGTAGGCACTTGTTCATTGATAAGGTAGCAAATGTCCTGTGCAGTAGTTCTTTGCCCGTAAGCCTTGTTAAACTTATCATTATCAGTAATACCTGAACTGTCGGGTGATAGAGTCCAAGTTAAACCTCCACCTGTAAGAACAATAGATGTAAGATTGGTAAAATCATCTACTGTTAATGTTGCTACCACCGAGGCAATATCTGTATAAACTGAACCATCCCAAATAGCGATTCGTAAAATTTTTCGAGTATTCTCATGGTGGAGTCTAATTTTGCCGATGTAATCTTCGTAAAAATAATTGTAATTATTACTTCTCGTAAAATCGTGAAATTCATTTTCTACTAAGTTATCTCTCCAAGAAGAGTTTGTAAATTCATCTATGAAGTCTTCGGACCTTCTCATCAAATCCCCTACCTCGGCTAAAGTTGGGGAAGTTGAGGAAGTAAAATCCGAAATACCTAACAGTGCGGCTACCTTTACAGCAGTTGTATATGCACCGCCACCTGTTGTATAATTAACCACATTTAGACCGGAATCCGAAGGTGTCATTACTTTAACCATTAAATCACCATCTCCAACTGTTGTAGTCTTTCTACTATCTTATCTATAAACTCTTTCCTTTTTATGTTTGTTCCAAAGCCGTTCTGTTTAATTTCTCTTCCAAGTGCGGTCATACTTCTTTGTCCACCCTTTCTGTCTATTGAAGCGGCGGCTTGTTGTTTGTTGTCGGTAAAATCTATTCTTGAAGAACGCTCAGTTAATGTTGGCTTAATTTGAAATTGTTGATTGTATATAATTTCTGCTTGTGTTTTAGTACCTGTTTCTCCTACTGTAAAAATTAATCTAAATTGTATTTTACCAGCAGAAGTATATTTTGCCATCTGTGTCCATTCTTTAGGATTTGTAGAATTACCTGTAATTATATTGGTAAATATATCAACTAATTTATATTGTTGTAATATATCATCCTTAATTAATGATTCAATAATTTCGGAAGAACCTTCATCTAATTTTGATTCTTTGAGATTAAAATGTTCTTCAAGTTTTTGTAATACTGCCGGTCTATTCATTTCATTTAAATCTGCACCGTCTAAAACTTTTACATATTTATTCTTAAAAGTAAGTCCTGCTGGTGTAGCCAAAAATTCATCCATAGCATTTTGTAAATCTTCCATCGAATCTTCAGGTGGTCTATAATCTCTTAACTTTGCACTACTTTTTTCGTAAGCCTCTAAGAAATTTACAAATGTTTCGATAGCAGTATTGGTTTGAATGTCCATCCGGTCTTCTTGAGTTTCTGCTTCTACTTCAATATCTTCTGCTTCTTCGTCACTTCTAATTTGTTCTTCTTTTAATTGCTTTACATTTTCTGTATGACTATTAAAATCATCATTAATATCTTTAAGTAATGTATTAAACGGTCTTAAGAACCCTCTTAGACTTTCACTTTCTTCACTATTATAGTTTTCAAGTAAATCTAATAATTCTTCTTCCGACAAACTACCTAAGTATGTTTCCAAATCTTGAATTATTTCGTCAATTTTTTTATTATCAATATCGTCTTTTTCTGCGACTAAATAGTAATATCTTAAAATAACATCTTTATCATCAAGAATAGAATTTAAAGAATCCTTAATATTAGTAAATAATTTTTTACTACCTTCCTCAGTCTTTAACATTTCTCGAATTACTTCTACTGAAAATCCTTCTTCTGGTTCTTCAATATCCTCACCTAATAAATCTAATTTCATTTTTCCACTAAATTTTCCGGGGCTTGAAATTTTCATAACTGCCTTGTCTGCATCGGTGACTCCTAAAAAGTTTTCATACAAATTCCAATCTTCTTCATTTGTTGTAACTGTATATACTTTACTTTTTTTATTAACTCTTACATCAATAGTGGAATTATCTATAAATTGTTTTGCATTAGTAATAGGAGTTAACTCATTTACAATATCATCTTTATCAACAGTTTCAATTATTTGAATATCTCTTTCCACTGTTAGATTGCTTGGGTCATAATCACTATCTTTTACAGGTGGTTTAATAAGTCTTCCCATTTCATCATATTCATCGGGTTTGTCTGCTCTAAAATCTCTCGTAAAATCCGGTTTATCCGAACTTAAATTTCCGGGTGTAATTCTTTCTCTTGTTCCCCTACGACCCGCAAGCATTTCTTTAGGCTTACCACTTTCATCAACTTCATCAACTAAATTATTTAATTCTGTTGTTAATTGCTCTCGGACATTTTTAGCCCCTCCAAGTATTTCTGTTAATTCTTCCGATGTAATACCCACTACCCGTGGTTTTAAACCATCTAATTTGATTAAACCATTTACGGCCTTTTTCATAAGATTCTTCCATTTACTTAAAGCCAATTCACGAATAACATCTAAAACACTTCCTACATCTTCATTAGAAAGTCCACCCATACCTATGACATATTTATCTCCCGGCTTTGGAAGTTGATAATAAACCTCTCCCTTTAAATCACTTCTTTCTTCTACTGGAATTTCGGGCATATTACTTTGAGACCAACTGGTAAATTCTCTACCAAAAGCATCGTGTTCATTATTGGTTAATTCTATTTTGTCACCAATTAATCCCTTCATGTCGTCGTAATAATCTACACTTAACATTCGATTAGCGGCATCTCTATAATAAGTAAGTTGTGCATCCTTTAAACCTTCGAGCATTTGTCGTGTTTTCCAATTTTTTGCATCTCCAGTTAAAACACGCTTATTACCATCCTTTTCAGTAAATAACAAAGCCTTTAGGGGTTTTACTAAACCTCCCGCCGATATTGCTTGAGCAAAGCCATATTGACCTATTGCTCTCATTACATTGGGGTCTTCTAAATCTAATGTTGTAAAAAAATTACGGGCATTACCCTCTAAAGCATCCTTTATTGTAAGGTCTCCTTCAGGCCCTCTTATTGTTTCTGTAAGGGCTTCCTCTATTTGGTCGGCCTCGGTATTATTATAAAAATCAATAATTTTACTACTCTTTATACCTTCAAAGGCTTTGCGATTAATACTATCAAATGTATCATCGTCATAGCCCCTTAGACCCCTTTTACCTGTATGGTCTGTCGATATAAAACCCGGAAGGTCTGCTTTACTTTTTTCAGTAATAAAATCTACCATGTATTCAGTAGCCACTTGAATATTCCATTGACTATTAAGTGTTAGGTCACGAAAGGTTGGAATGTTAGTAGGAATTTACACCACCTCAATTGTGTAGTGTAAAAACTTCTAAATTAGCCCAATTACTCGAAACAATCTTAATACCGTTTCTACAAACAACATCAAAACCTCTATAAAAATAAGTTGTATCTGCCGCTATATGAAACTTACAAATTGTATTACTAAGTCTTTCAAAACTAATTGGTCCAGTTGTATCTCCACCGGTAGTGGATGCTGTAATTTCGATTGTAGTCGCATCTGTAATAGATGCTACTTTAGCATCAAGAGGTATTCCTGTACCAAATACTAAATCACCGACTAATAATGAAGCAGAATCCTCTACTGTCACTGTCGGGTCATTATTATAAGTGCAGGTTTGAGCGATAGTCGCTACACTATTATCTGCAATATAGACAATAGCGGCAGTTGAACCATTAAAAACATTTACCCCTTCAAAATTACCACCATTACTGGCTACTATTGTATTTGCTGTCTGTGTCTTTGTCGAATTATATGCCATATCCTTCCCTCTTATTTATCGTTAAGAAGCGTTAGGTATTAAACCTTACTCTTCTTCTTCGGTCAAACTAAGTAAAGATGATTTATTGTCGGACAATTTAAAAGGAATGCCTTGTTCTTTTAACCAAGCCTGTAATTCACGCTTAGTCATTGAAGAGAAATCAAGGACTTCCGTTTCATTAACTTCCTCAACAATGGTTTCTTCAACCAATGTAGATTCTGTTTCAACGGAGTCCAAGATTTCAAATCCATTCTTAATAAAAAATTCCAACAAACGCTCATCAACTTCATAAGTCAATCCACCTAAGTATTGACTCCCAAAGATTGTTTTAGTTCCACCTGTGATATTTTTTACTCTTAACATTTACTCACCTCATAGAAGACCGTATGCTCGTACTCTAAAAGTTCCTAAGTCACCTGTAACAACCGCACCCGTTGAAAGGGTGGATGGTTCAAGAAGTAAATATTCACCAATAGTTCCTGCAACAGTAGCATTACTTTGTAAAGCACC